CGCGCCCTGATATCGCCGCCCCGCCACCGAGACACCTGCGCGGGTCTGCCTGGCCCGGCCAGCACGGCTGGCCTCGATCGGGTTGAGGCCAAACCAGAGTCTGCCCTGCCCGTTGCTGCCCACCGTGTAGGCCCGCAGGCGCTGCCGCACCGCCGCGATGGCAATGCGCTCCTGCTGGCCTACCGAACGCGCGACATGGGTCCGCAGCCAGCGCAAGGTCTTGTTGATGGCCCGGCGCTGGGCTGCGTTGATCGCCTTGGGCACCAGCCCGGCAAACTGCTCGAACCCCTTCACCTGTCGAGGGTTCGCCTGCAGTGTGATCAGGCCGGTGTCGGAGGACTGCTTGTGATAGCTGCCGACATTCATCGAACCTCCCGTAAAGCGAAATTGATCCAACCCGTACCGTCCGGGTCACGCTTGGCGATGACGTACCGTCCACCGCCATCCGCAGGGGCAAGATCGCAGACCAGGTGCAAGCCTTCCTTGATGCCCGCGGCGTCACCCACACGCACAGAGAAGACCGGTTGACGAAGGCCGGTGTTGATCGTGCCGACCTTTGGCTGCTGCCACGGCACGGACATGAACCCCTTCACCGGCTCGTCGAAACCTTCGATTTCGACCTCATCACCCAGCTCTTCCAGTAGCGCAGCATCCATGCCCGCCACCTGATCGCGGAAGCCCACGATCAGTCACCGCCTTCCTGGCCATCTTTCGGCAGCTGGCCGCGTCGAGCGATCTTGCCTTCGGCCATCAGCAGCTCGGCGACTTCCTTGCTGGGCGGTTCGTAGACCTCACCTTGGCGGATCACCTTGGCACCGTCCTGAAGACAACCGTCTACCACCACGTATTCCGTTTTCGCTGCCATGTCACACCACCTTTGCGTAAAGGAAAGCATTCGGTTCCAGCATGCCGGCCAATGGTGCCGACTGGAGCTTCAGCCAACGCACACTCGGCTCCTTGGTGACCCAGCTCTTGGGGAAGCGCGCCGCTTCGACCAGGCCGCTCTCGATGGCTTCCAGATCCTGAACGGCCGCGTAGAGCATGGCGTTGCGGGTCGAGGTGGAACCCAGAATCAAGCCGCCAGCTGGAATCACCGGCTGTTCGGTATCGGCTGCGTCCAGGTACCACTCGTCATAGACGTACAGATCGATGCCCGGATCGTTGAGGTAACCGAGGTAGGTCACCCCGTCCGGCAGTTCTTCAGGCTTGATCATCCCCATGTCCACGCGCCGGCTGTTCAGTTGTGCCAGCACCGTCTTGTTGCTCTGGAAGGCGTCCTGCGCCTCGGCGCTCAACACCGCCACGTTTGCCGATCGACCGGAGTCCTTGGCGATCAGACGGCGCCACTGGCGCATATTGGCGATCGGGTCAGAGCCCTCGGTGTTCCAGCGACCGGTGGCCAGCGTGACCTTGTGGGTGTCTTCCATAAGGAAGTCGATGGTGTCATCCACACCGTCGCCGACTACCCGGATACGTCCGGTAGTCAGTGCTTGGGCGCACATCCACTCCTCGCGGCGAGTGATCTCGTTATCGAGGTCCACCAGGTCGCGGCCGAGCAGCTCACCGGCCCGTTCAAGCGGAGTGCGTGTCGAGAACGGGGTCTCGCCCGCCCCGCGCTTCAGGATCAACTCTGCACGGGTTTCGCGCTTCGGCTGAATGTACGGCGGCTTATAGGTCGAAGAATTGATGCCGGTACGCTGCGACACACTGCCTGGCAGGGTCGGGTGTACGAACGGCGCCATCTTGCGCTGCCCCTTCACGATGTCGATGGAGACCGTTTCAGTGCCGAAGGTCTCGGGAGCACCGCCGTTGAAGAAGGTGTTCATGAGGAAGCGCCGCGGCGTCACCATCTGCTCGACGGCTTCCAGCATGGTCAGGGTGTCGAAAATGTCAGTCATGGGTGCTCCGATCAACGAATGAAAAGGCAGAGAGGACGCAGAGCGGCCTTCGCAGCGGCCAGGGTCAGGCCCTCGCCAAAGGTGAGTTGGCTGCCCAGCACCTGGCCGGTCAGACGGATCGGCGCGCTCTTGGCGCCGTCGGTGGTATCGACATCCTGATCGAGGATCACCACCGGCGTCTGCGAGCCGTCCTCGGCAGCGGCCTTGCACAGCAGGTACTCACCGGTGGCGGTGACTTGGCCCAGCACCGCACCGCGGGCCAGCTTCTGGCCAGCGGCAATAACGCCGGTGTCCATCACGATGGGGAAGTCGCCCGCCGAGAGCTGGCTCGGCAGGTAGGTCTTGCGTTCGGGGTTTGCCATGTGGGGCTCCTAATTAGCGGCGCGAGGCGCCTGCAACGATTGCGCTGACGGCGGCCTTACGCTCACCTTCCTTGCCGCCTGCGGGTGGGGTAGCGCTGGTGACGCCTTGGGCATCGCCCTTGATGGCAGCCAGCGAGATACCGCGGTCCTGGGCCGCCTTGAACAGCACCAGGGCGGTGGCTTCTACAGAGCTGCCATCGTCGATGGCAGCCCCGACTTCCTTCTCGAAGCCTTTGGCGGCCAGGGCGTTGATGCCCTTGATGCGCTCACGCTCGGCGGTGGCAGCCTCGGTGCGGATCGCCGCGGTGTCAGGCTGGGCCGCCTGAGCGATCTCGATGGTGTTGGGGTCGGTGCCAGCTGCAATCGCCGTGCGCAGTTCTGCCGTGGTAGTGACGGTGGTCATGGTGTGTATCCTTGGGGAGTTGAGGGCCGGCTTGGCCAGTTCAGTAATCAGGGATTCCAGCGAGCCCACGCGATGGGCCAGGCCGTGCTTGACGGCATCAGCACCGACGCGGATCCCGCCGTGATCGCCCATCTCGGGCACCTTCTCGGCAGTCACGCCGAGGTTGCGGGCAACCTTGCCCACGAAGACTTCGCCCAGGGCGTCGATGGTCTCGCCCAGCTTCGCCCGGCCTTCCTCGGTGTTGAGGTCCGGGCGCTTGTTGGGGGCATTGCGGCTGACGATTTGGTAACGGGTCCGCCCGCTCACCTTCTCGTTCTCGACTACCGCCTCAACAACGACGCCGATGCTGCCGGCCAGGCTGGCCTCGTCGATGACAATTTCGCTGGCCGCCGAGGCGATCCAGTAGGCCGCACTGGCCCCGATCCCGCCGATGTACGCGACGATGCGCTTGCGCGCGCGGCCGGCGTAGATCATCTCGGCCAGCTCGTTGATGCCCGACGCGACCCCACCGGGGCTGTCGATGTTGAGTACGATCGACCTGACCTTGGGATCATCCAGCGCTCGCTGAATGTCCGTGGCCAAGATCTGCGTGCTGGTCGCACCACTGATCTCGGTGAACAGGTTCGCGTAGCGGAAGATCGGCCCAACGACCGGCACCACTGCCACGCCGTTGCGCATGGTCACCCTGCGGGTGTCCTCCAACTGCTCGCCGCGCTTGGTCGCCAGCGCCATCGGATCGCCCATGCGGTCAGAGATGGTCAGCAGGTTATCCAAGGCGTCGGGCAGCATCAGCCAGGGCTGCGAGGCAGCCAGCTCAAGAGCTCGAGGCATTTCTATTCCTCTTCGGGTTTGGGGTCAGGCGGGGTTTCGAGCCCGCCCTTGGGCAGCGCCTGCATGTTGTGCTCGCGGCGGTAGGCGACCTCGCGGGTACGCTGACGGATCACTTGCTGCCAGGGCTCGCCGGTCATCGCCGCTGTCTCCAGCGTTTCGTTGCTTACGCCGATCTCGATACGCTTGCCGGCAGCGTTGGCCTCTTTCAGCTCATCGATGGCCCCGCGCGCCGGGCCGATCCAGATGGCTTGGCAATAGGCTTTGCGCCTGGCCGGAGCGTTGTATCCGGGCAGGTCGATCAACCCCCTGGCCACAGCCTCATCGATGACCAGTTCGCGGCTCGGTTGGCAGAAGTCGCAGGCCAGCCACCAGCGGCGCAAGCTGTAGAAGCGCCAGGCCTGGAGCATCGCGGCACGGGCGGCGCTGTAGCTGCTGCTGTAGTGCAACAGCAGCTCTTCCAGCGGCAGTTCCAGTGCCGCGCCGATCTCCTTCACCACCGCGGTGAAGAACGGGTCGAACTGGGCGTTTGGGCGGCCGGGGTTGGCCACCATCGGCTCCTCACCCACGCCGAGGTCCACGATCGCGCCCTCACCCAGGGCGAGCGTGCCGTCAGAGGTGTCATCACCTCCAGGCTGTTCTTCAGTCAGAGCCGACATCGGCAGGTTGCCGGTACTGAAGTCACTGCTCTTCTTGATGAACACGGTGAACATCGCCGAGATCACCGCCGCCATCAGCTCGGCGCTGCTGTAGCGCTCCAGCTTCTGCAAGGGCTCCAGCACCGGGGACAGGTACGGTACTCCGCGCTTCTGCCCAGGCCGCTCCTTGTCGGCCATGACGTGTAGCACGCGACGCCGCCCAGTCTCAGCACCAAACACGGTCAGCCGCTCCCAATGCAGCGTCTTACCCGCCAGATGCTCACCGGGGTAGCCGGAACATACGTGGTACGCCACAGGCGAACCCAGCCCGTCGAACTCGACCCCTTCCACCAGGTCTACGCGATCCATACTGCCGTTCGGGTTGCCGACACGGTCGGACTCGATCAGCTGCAGTCGTGTGCTGAAGATGCAACCGGGACGCTCCTGGTCCGGGCTGGCCACGAACACGTCTCCCGCCACCATCGACGACACCAGCACCAGGGCTTGCAGCTGGTAATGGTTGAGTGTCGCTTCGGCGTCGCACTCCCTCGGGTCATCGGCATACAGCGACCACAACCGGTCCAGCTTAGCGTTGAGCTGTTCGGCCTCCTCCTCGGTCAGCCCCAGTGCTTCATGGTCGACCTGGGCGCGGCAGACCAGCCCCGTGCCCACGACGTTGGTGCGCAGCCGCGTGATGGCCGCGCGGGCCACCAGGTGGTTACGCATGGCATCACGCGAGCGCGCCACCAGCATGCGGCGCTCGCTCTGATTGAAGTCGCGCCGTGGGCTGCCGAGGCCAGGCAGCCAGCTGGCTACGCTGCGCAACACCCGCGACGCACCGCGCCAGCGGGTTTCAACCCCACCGCCGCCACCCTGGGCGACGATCTGTTGCCCATCCACCGATGCCCTGGCCACGCGGATCGCTTCGGTCATCAGCTGCTCGGCAGCCGATTCCTGTTTACGGAACGGCCACATGGTCAGAGCCCCATGTAGGAAATGCGGTTACGGCCCCGACCCTGAAGCGTTGCCTGCTCTGCGGCGACCTCTTCGGCGTACTGTTTCTCCAGCAAGCGCAAGCTGTTGAGCTCGGCCAGCTGGACCTCGCGATCCTGCCGACGCAGCCGCTGGCCGTTCTTCAGGACGCGCGAGATCGCCGCCCGGACTTCGGCAAGGCGTTGTTGTGCATCTGTCATGGTGAACCTCGGTTAGCTGACGCGGCTCCGGGTGCCTCTGCCGCGCGAAACCGCACGACGAGGAATCGGCGCCACCGCCTGTTCAGTAGTGAAGAGGGTGGGCTGAAGCAATTGCTGCTCCAGCTGGTCCCATTCGTTGTCGCGCAGCAGATGGGTCTTCAGGCTTCGGGCGGCGTGCAAGGCATACACCTCGCAGTCCAGTGCCTCGTTGCGCCGGCCGGCCTTCTTCTGCCAGACCATCTTGCTGGGGTTGCGCGGGTGCGGCGCCAAGACTTCGTTGGTCACCTGCTCGTAGTAGTCCGCGCGGATCTCGCTGTACCAGTGCATGCGCCCTGGCCCGCTGCCCTTGAGGCGCATCCGGCCATCGATCAGCGTCTTGGCCTTGTGGGTACCGACGATGAATACGCGCAGGCCATACCTGGCTGCCTTGGTGTTGTCCTGACTGGTATCCGCCGACTGGGCCGGCTTGGTGAAGATCTCCCGGTCCCGGCTGTCGATGGACGCGCCCTTGATCGCCATGATGTTGAAGCGCTGGCGATCCCGCACGTAGGTGTACACCGCATCGCTGGTGTTACCGTCGGAGCTGTCGATGCTGACCGCCGACACGGCCAGTTGCGCACCGCTCTCGGTGGGGATCGGCGTGGCGATGATCCTGTCCAGCTCGGTCCACACCCCGTCATTCGGGTCGATCGGGTTGCCGGGCAGCTCGCCCCAGTACAACCGCCAGGACTCCTCCCCTCGCCCCCAACCCACGATGACTAGGGCGAGGCGATCGCCCTGGACGTCGACGCCGACCGTGACCAGCAGCGTGCCCTTCGGGGCAGTCAACTCGGCGTAGGGTTCGGCACGCTTCTCCAGTTCGTCCGTTTTCGGCGCGTTGTTCTTGTACTCGTAGCTCTCGCCCATCGAGCTGTTGGTGAAGGCGATCATCGGGCCGATGTTGCCCAGCGACGCCGCGTGTTCGGCCTGCAGCTTCTTCTCCATCAGCACTTCGAAACGCGAGCCATGGAACGTGGCATACAGCTCGTTGAGGATGTAGCCGGCGATGCCGCGGAACTCGGCAGTTGCCTCCCAGCGCCCACGCTTGAGGTTGGCGTTCTTCTGGTGGTCATCCCAGATCTCGCCGCAGTGAGGGCATGCGTAGTACGCCGTTTCCGGGCGGCGCTTGCCGTACACCTCGTGGAAGTAGTGCTCGTCCTCGTCGCAGTGCAGGTGGTCGAAGCTCAGCGCATGCGCCTGGCCGCAGCCGTGGCACGGGACCAGGCCCACACGCTTGTCCGACAGTTCCAACTCAGCATCGATCGCGGACAGCCCCTTGATGGTCGGGGTGCCGCCGATGATGATCTTCGACCGCCGGAACGTCTTGAGGCGCTCCTTGGCCAGCTTGATGCTGTCCCCCTGCCCCCGCAGGTTCAGGTTGCAGTCGTCGGGCTCTTCGATGGCGACCCGTGGTACCGGCGTCGACTTCACACTGGCCGGGCTGTTGGAGCCGACCATCTTGAGGAAGCCGCCGGGAAACCGCTTGAAGTCTTGGCGCTGCTGCAGCTTGCGGCTGCGCAGGTCAACTTTCTTGCGCAGCCGCGGCGTGGCCTCGATCATCGGCTCGAGCTTCTCGCCGACATACTGCTTGGCTGCTTCGGCCTTGGGGAACAACACCAGGATTGGCGAAGGATCGAGGTCGATCCACTTGCCCAGGGCATTGCCCAGCACGCCCGACGTCCAGGCCACCTGCGCCGACTTACGGCCCACAATCTCACTGACGGTCGGATCGTCCAGCGCCTCCAGCGGGCCGCCGGGCCAAGTCAGGTGCGGCGTCACGTCGAACCTGTATTTGCCGGGACGTGCCGTTTCTTCCGGCGCGAGCCAGCGGAACTTGTCCGCCCACTCGATGATGCTCATGCGCGGTGGCGGCGCCCACTTGCGGCAGACCCGGCCCATCGCTTTACTCGCCGTCTTCCTCAGAGCCCTCCTCGTCGTCCGGCTCGTCAGGATCCCCAGCGAGATCGTCATCCTCGTCATACGCGGACAACCTCCTCAGTATTGATTCGATGGGATCGCGGATCAGTTGGTCGTCGACCTGCACGCCGTACTGGGCGGACAGGGTTGCCGCCAGCTCATCAGGGAAGGTATTCAGCAGCTCGATCTTGGCCGCGGTGATCACCGCTTCGAAGCGCTCGACCATCTCGGCTTCGATCACGACTTCGCCCAGGTCCTTGGCCAACGCCAGTTCCTCGCGATCTCCGCGCAGCCTGTCGAGTCGGTCGCGGGTGGATTCTTTCTTGCCGTTCAATGCGGCCTGGCGCATCAGCCATTCGATCACCGCCTGGGTGTCGTACTGGTTTTCGTTGCCGCGCCCAACACCGAACTCGATCACCGGCATGCCTTCCTTCTGCCACCGGCTCAACGTGCGTTCGTCTCGACCGACGATCTCGCCGAGCTCGACCTTGCTGACTGTCATCCCCATTGCTAAGTCCTTGAAAAGACGGACATCCCTGCCGAAATCTCAGCTGCAGGGAACCCGCGAGTCTGCGCACCCGTGTAGGGGGCGGGCCAGGGGGAGGACCCAGAAAATCGGCCCCCTCCCCCTGGCCGGGTCATTGCCCCGCCTCGCTGCTGGTCGGCGGCACCTGCCCGAGGCCCAGCCGTTTTGCGGCCCAGCGTTCGTACAGCCCGATGGCAACATCGGCACCGGCCATTGCCGTGAGGCATCCGATCCCGCCTGCTGCCAGGATCGAGACCCCGGCGGCGTGCAACAGCATGATGGTGCCAAGCCCGCAGACCACACAGGCCCCCGACCTCAATGCCAGGCGGCGAATCAAGGACCAGCCTCGAGCGCCTGCCTTGTCGGCTCGCCACATCTCCCCGGAAACACCGCCGACCAGTGAAAGGACAATCAGCATCCAGATCGGCATGTCCACCAGCGTTTGCTGCTCGTTCGTCATTCCCCTGCCCCTTAAACGCAAAAACCCGGCACAAGGGCCGGGTTTGGTGAGTGTGGTGTCTGCCGCTCTCTGCGGTCGCACCTATCGAAGATGGCTACTTTTTACAGGTCGATTCTCATGGCAGCAACCCCACTTTAATGCCACCCGGTGAATAAGTGGGCAACACCGGGTGAACGTCTAGCGAATGTCGGCGAATATCTACCCACGGCATTCTGTTGCTTCGGCGGTGTCTCATATGTCCCATACCTCAACCTGAGTATGGGACTCCTGAGAGCGCCTAAATTCGGGGCTCTGCCCCATTGTCCTATCTATTTCCTCTTTTTCTCGTGTAAAGAAGAAAATCTAAAAACACGCATGCGCGCGATAGCGCGTACAGGTCTGCGCTCCGCTCATGCGGGCGGGCGGTGTTTCTGATGGGACAATGGGACACGCCAACAAACACAAGGCCCGCGCTTGTCCCATCATGTCAAAACACAATGGGACAAGGCGGGCCAATGGGACAGCGACGGCCGAGGTCATGCCTGGGGTCACGCAGCCTTCCCCATCAGCATGCCATCAATCAGTACATGAGCTTCATGCAAGCGGCGGTAGTAGGTCGGCGCACTGCATCCGCAATGCAGCATCTTCTGCGACAGGAAGCTGTCGTGATTGCAGTAGTGCTCCCAGACAAGAACCGACAGCTGCGCAGGCAGATGTTTGTTCACGATCAGCTCGATATCCGCCGACTCGTCCAGCAACACCCGGCTGCCGCGAGTCCCCCGTATCAGCTCGCCCTTGCACTCCATCAGCATCGCAATCATGTTGCCGCCGCCCAGCTCCGAACCACCTTCGTGCGGGCTGTGCAGATCCTCGGCCCACAGCTTGAGCATGTCGTCGATTCGCTTAATCAAAGCAAGGCTCCTCGAACGCTTCTCGCTGCAACGCTGACGCACCGCCCCAGCCCGCCGGCTTCTGGTAAGCCCAGGGTCGCTTACCGCTTTTCACCAACGCCGGCAAACGCACACGTCGCCAACCCAGCCGGTGCATGATCGCGCCGACCCGGATCTGCTCCGGCTTGCCCCAGTGCCCGTAGTCAAGCTTCAGCGCGGTGGACAGCACCTCGCTGCCGGTGGTGGTTTCACCGATCTGCGACTCCTCGAGCCAGGTCAAAATCGGTCCTTCCCATTCATCCACCACAAAGCGCTCGTCCTGCTCGTCACCGAACATCGCTGCCTCGTCCAGCGTCACCCACCAAAGGTCGCCCGCCTCGAAGCAGAACATCGCCTCGGCCCATAGCTGGTCGCGAATCTGCCTCAACAGCTCGAGGTCGACCTTGGTGCATGCCACCGGCCAATAGCGTCGGTTGCCTGTAGCGTCCTTCAGATACTCGTCCTGGTTGGTCGTACCGACGAAAACACACTGGCGTGGCACGTCCATCGTTCTGCGGCCGTAGCTCTCGCGATAGGTATCGGTGGATGCCGAGAAGAACTGCTTGGCCTTTGTCGACTCAGCTTTGTTGAAACTGTCCAGCTCACCCAATTCGACGATCCACTTACCACGGATCGCTTGAAAGCCGTCCTTGTCGCCCAAGGCGAACGGCGTGTCCATAAACCAATCGCCGCCGAGGATGCTCATCGCCGTTGACTTACCGGCCCCCTGTGCCCCCTCGAGGATAATCACCGAGTCAGCCTTACAGCCGGGTTTCATCACCCTGGCAACAGCCGAGAGCATCCAGCGCTTGCCGACCTTGGACGTGTAGTCACTGGGCTTCACGCCCATGACATCGGTCAACCAGCTTTCCAGCCGCGGCACTCGGTCCCACTCCAGCTTTTGCAGGTACTGGCGTACCGGGTGAAAGGCATGGTCATGGGCAACCACACTGACCGCCTCGATCACGTGGGACGCCTTGACCCGCAAGTTGTACTGCTGCGCGAGCCACTTCATGACACGCATATCGTCGATGTCGGCCCAATCGCCCGTGCCACCGCCATAAGGGGCCGCACGCAACTTAACGATCTTCGAGCTGAAGGCGCTGTAACTGATCACCCCGGCCCAGCGTTCGTCATTGGCCAGGATCAGCTCGACGTTCTGCATATGCGCGATCAAGGCACCGCTTTCGCTACGAGCCAGCAGATCCTTCCAGCCGCCGGCTGCAGGTGGCTTGACCACCGCCAATACCTGGCGACGTACCGCCTCCAGGCCTTCGGCAACATGCAGGTCATTGAAGTCGGTCCACTTCTCTTGCCGCTCGCCGGAAAAGATCGGCGCAACCACCTGGCCACCGACGATAAGCGCGGCATTGTTGGCCTTTTCCTCACCGGGGTTCCAGGGATCACCGTTCGGCTTGGTGGTCTTCCAGTCATCGTCCCGGCAGATGATCAGCGGGCAGCCTGCAAAGCGCTCGCGCATGGCCTTGCAGACCACCAACAGGTTGCCCGCATCGAACGCGACGGCGACCGTCAGCGAAGTCGCCATATGCAGGCTGGCGCCGGTAGCGTATCCCTCACAGACCAGCACAGGCTCCCCAGGATCTGGATGCGGGCCGATCAAGTGAAACGCTCCCTCCTTCGACATCCCGTAGGGCCAATAGGACTTGTCCCGGCCGGTGTCCTCCTGCTTCGATGGAAAGACCACCTGCAGGCCCACGATTTCATCTCGCACGTTGCACATCGGCACCAGGAAAGACCCAGACCGCGGCGCATAGCGAACGCCGAAGCCGACGATCTGTTTGCGATCCAGATAGTCGCTGCGCCCCTTTTCCGGCATGCGGTTGAACATACCCGCCGCCCGTTTAGCCGCCCGACGTGCGGCATTAGCCGCGATCTCGGCGGCGCGGCGCTTGGCCTCTTCCTGCCGAGCGCGCATAACCTCGCGCTCCTCCGGCGACATCCGCCCGGCCTTGACCTTGATCTTCTGCGTCTCGCCCGAGCGCCAGTCACCGAAGCTGCCGAAAATCAGCGTCTCGCCTTTCTCCGTGCGGTGTTCGTGCACCACGTACCAGCCGTTCTTTTCCTTGCCCTTGTCCTGCGAGGTCTTACAGCGTGTCAGCTTGCCGAAAACCAGCGGCTGCGCGGGCTCAAGACCATAGTCTGCGAACTGCCCCAATACCTCATCGAGCATGGCGGGCCTCCCGCGCTTCGTCGATGGACTGGCAACTCACGCACTGGGTACACCCCGGCGAAGCTAAACGACGTCCTTCCGGGATTGGCTCATCGCATCCCTCACAGAACATGAACGAATGCGCCGCCAAAGCAGGTTTGGCGGCGTTACGCGCGGCGAGCGCCTGGTCGATACGTTCCTGCACCAGGTCGTTAGCGAAATCGGCAATATCAGCCAAGGTCAGCACCCCGCGTTGTCTGATTGACATAGGTAGCGCGGTTGAACAACCCCAGCAGCCCCTGAATACCGCGGAATACCTGCAAACGAATTGCGGCCAGCTCTTGGTCGCTCACAACCCCGTCACCAATGCTCTTAGCCCAGGTCTCGGCCAGGTCAGCGACCTGCCGGAAATACTCCGCAATGCCAGTGGTCAGGGTTTCGGGCATATCGTTGGTGTAGGTCTCTGCCAGTTCCTGCCAGATCGTGTCGCCGACCAGGGCATGAACGGCATCCAGAATCCGGCGATCCTTTGTCAGCTCGAGAATCTCGCCGAATTCCTGAATGTTCACGGTGTGACCGGGGTGGGTCGGGGACAGCTTGTGCTGCAAGGTGGTAGCGTTTCTGCCGGTGGTGGCAGCGATGGCTGCGGCGCCGCCCGGGTAGTCCCGAGCAGCATGGTAAAGCGCGAGATCGAGCGGCAGGATTTCCCGCTGTGCCCGGTCGATTGAACTCAGAGCGATACGGCTCATGGCATTAATCCTTGTAAGTTGCCAGTGCCGCGCGACATGCAGTGGTGATACATTTGTCGCGTGGCTTGAAGAGGCCCAAAAGCCGGCGAGGTCCGCAAGACCGACACCGGCACCGTGCCGAGGCAAGCGATCCGTCGCTCACCTCTGGCGCAACAGCTGCCCTATCTGTGGTGGAGAAAGGCAGCGACCCAAGGTATCCGTATCTTGGAAAGCGCGGTAAGAGTCGGTGGTTCGCATGTGGTGTGCCCGTCTACTTTTTACCGCGACCCGACAGCGCTGTGGTGGTGCGTGCCGGGAGGAACTGGGCGGCCCTTGGGTCGCCTTTTTTCTATCTACGCTGCAGCTTTCTGGGGAGCCGATGCGTTCAACAGCCAAGCGGATTGAAAGGCATTGCCTTTCCGCTCTGCGGCACTAGCCAAAAGCTCAGCGTATTTAGTTTCACCGGTGTAATCCGTTCGCGGCAGGCAGCCAGCCTGACGCCACTTGTTCAGAGCCTGATAGCTTCGATTGCATACCTTGGCGGCGGCCCCAATGCCGCCTACTGCTTCAAAAGCAAACGCAATCGCGCTCGGAAAATCTGTGGGGTCCAGCATGACAACCTCCATTTATCAACTTGCGGTTGATGTTATAGATCAACTGACTATTGCGCAACCTTTGTGAGACTCTCAACCCATGGTTGATAAAAATTCTCTCCGCGCAGCTTTTAGCGAGCGTCTACATGAAGCCCTCGACGATGCCGGCGTGCGAAGCCGTGGGCGCGGCGTAGATATTCATCGGCAGCTGAAAAGCATGGGCGTTTGTAAAACGACTCAGGCTGTAAGCAAATGGCTGAATGGCGAGGCAGTTGCTGAAGCCGACAGCATGCTGGCGCTCTGTTCTTGGTTGAAAATTCGCCGAGAATGGCTTGAGTATGGCGTTTTGCCAAAAGAGCAAACCAGCGAAAGCAATGGTAGACAAATGCTTAGTAAAGAAGGCGCCAACGTTACTGAGATAACAAGGCGAATTGGTAAAGTTCCGTTGATTTCTTGGGTACAGGCAGGGGCTTGGTGTGAAGCGATATCGAACATTGAAACCTCTGACGCTGACTCATGGCTATCTTGCCCAGTATCAATAAGCAAACACGGATACGCCTTGAAAGTTCTTGGCGACTCAATGACTAATCCTGGGCCAGGACGAAGCTATCCTACTGGCTGTATTATTTTTGTAGATCCTGAAGCAGAGGTAAAAACGGGAGATAGAGTCATCGCCCGAGTACCTCGAACCAATGAAGCGACTTTCAAGGTTTTAGTGGAGGATGCTGGTCGCCAATATCTAAGACCTATCAACCCCCAGTATCCAATTATTGATATAACGGAAGAAACGCACATCTGCGGAAAAGTAATCGGTTCTTTTTTTCCGGAGTGAGTGCTGAGCAATCTCAATCTATATAACTTTATATAGATTGAATTCACTATAGATGTCAAATACCGAGGAGCCCTTCGAGGTTCTCTATACGATTCTCATGCTTGGATTTTAACTTGATAAAAGCATCAAATGCTGTCTGTAAAAAAACTATCGAAAACGTTCCCTGACCATACACAATATCTAGCAAGACAGGGGTCTTCTGGGTCATCCCTTTGGTGGGGAATCGAAGTCTATTTTGTATCCGGCCAACTGCATGCCCATCCTTATAGCGCTCGTATAAGTCCGCAGCATATTGTTCATAATATGCCTGCCCTCTAAACTTATAGTTCCCATACCGCAACGCCATCATAGAGACTAAAGCTTCTCCTCCCGTAGTATCCTTGCGAGCTGCCGACAGCTTTTTCTTTTCAATCGAAATAAAATCATAAGCCCTCTTCATATGCTTAACTATATGGGATATACCAACTTTTTTCTTAATACCCAACTCAGAAAAATACGCCTCCAACTTCGGAATTATTAAAACCCTCTCAACCAATTCCGGATGAATCTCCATGAGCAGACTCACCACCTTATCAGAGTGATAGTTTGCAAAATATCGTTCAAGTAGCTTTTCCTGAATTTGCGGAGACGCCATTGAAATATATAGCGCTACAAAATACTCTTGAAAAGACCTATGTGAAAATGCTATTTCAAGCCCATCCTCAACTAGCAAGCAGGCGGCGGACAGGAGATCTGCTAGATAATCTTGTGCTTTAAAATCTTTTTGAAAACTTTTTTTACTCTTCTCGATATAACCAATACAATCTGTCCTTGACATCTTAAATATGCGTTTTTCATATGTCTGCAGCGCAAATAAAGAAAACACGCGAGAAAAATCCTGAACATCAAGGTCTGTAAGTCTATTCCTGCTGTAACCTCCCTTATTCGCATCGTGCCGCTGGAATAACGCCTCGTACGCTTGATTGTAGAAAACACTCAACTTCGTCGGAATCTCGGCATTTTCTCCGTAAGTGAGGAGCATTATAGAAAGCAAGAGTGGATTAGAAAGAAACGACTCATGCTTTTTAAATAGCCCACCCTTCAAATCCGCTACAAACTTCTTCTTAACTTCTTCATCATACGGAAGTCTTTCTATCAAATTAGATGCAACTTCGAGAGTCAATGGAACAACAGAAAAAACACTAAAGCTGTCCAACCCACCAAATACATCATCCGGTCGCGAAGAAATAACAACGGGACACTTTGCATACTTGCTAGTCAACTCATTAATCTGAGCTACAACTTTTTTCCTCAGTGCATAATCAACTTCATCATACCCATCGAAAAAGAAACAAAAATGCCCAGCTTCTTTTGCCTTAGTAAAATACCCTCCGGAGGTATCAAAACCAAAACCGTCAAGTACTCCCAATATACAAGAATCCAGATCCGCCCCTTCACTATTTAAATCGCGCAACTCAACAAGTATGGGCGTGTACTTCTTACTTCGCATACAATCTAAGAACAAATGCCGCATTAACACCGACTTACCACTCCCACCACTACCGGTGATAATCAAGTTCTTTGAAAACTCAATACACCCTTTGAAGTCTGGAGCTTGAATCAAGTGCCTATCACATCTGATACCACTCGAAACATAGTAGGAATACAAATCTACAGACTGATTCCGTATAAAAAAAGATTTTGAATTAGAGTATTTCTCCTGCGCCCCTTTTAAATAGTCCGTATACGCAGTTTTCAGCTTTACTTGTAGAACTTCATCGACACTTCCGTAAGCTTTTTTGGCTAACTTCAGAATGCCTTCTATATTTTGTGTAACAAAGTCTGCGGCAAACTCACTTGCATCCATTCTTAGTTTCTCCAATGATCAACAGTAACATCATTTTGCCACCTTACAAATGAATAGCCATCTGCGCAATAAATCATCAAAAAAACAACCAGTGGTTGACATAAAACAACCATCAGTTGATATTTGCTTCACTCTTCCACCACAGAGCGAGGCAACACCATGCACACCACAGCAACCTTGCACGTCCACCCAGCCGCTGCAGACCCTTTCCGCACCTTCGAAATCCGCCGCCTAGCCCGTGAGACCGGGTGCGAATTCGTCGCCAGCAAACCCAAGCAGAAACCCCGCACCATCCCTGCCCCCTTCGGCCAAAATGGCGGGGGACATGCGGCATGAGCAAGTACAAACTCGACAATCGAACCCTGACCCTCCTTCAGGCTCAGGTAAACCTGACCGAGACTTTTACCCACACGCTCCGCTCGACCCCGCGGCGCGATGTGCTTTCGTTCCGCCTGAAGGTTGAACGCAGCCAATCCGATACGCTCTTCACTGTCGAGCTGGGAAGCGAACGCCACACGCTCACTCTGCCGAACGAAAAGAGGATGCACCTCAAGCTGGCCGACTTTATCGAAGAGATCGTTAACGGCCCCTTCGACCCTAGCAACTCGGCCGATCTGCGGACACTTCCTCATGCAGGTCGTCGCTTCGGTACCTTTGAAACCGAACAACGGCAGCAAGTGTTCGAGCTAGTGCGTACTGGCGGCACCATCAGCCTGGATATGGGGTTCGACCTCCCTATTCAGGTTGCCTTCCATCGCAACCGCACACGTAAAGCCGTGACCACCATCATGAGCATTGGTGTGAAAAAAACCCGCACCAAGTGCTTCACCGTGTGCGGTAGCGACACCGAGATGTACGAGAAGATCATCGAGTCCATCAACCACCTGGCTGCAGTCGCAACTCCTGCAGCACACGCGGCATAGGGGGTTAACCATGGAACGCAATCTCGCCAAAGCAGCCCAGTTCCTGGGCATCACCCGGCCAAAACTGATCGACCTCATGCGCGAAAAGGGACTGCTCAACGAGCGCAATCTGCCGGCCTACCCCACCCGCGACCGTGAGTACCTGCGGATCAAGGACGGCCAATGGTGGCACCCGGAGCTGGGCATGCAATACAGCCAATCCACCCGGGTGAAGCAAGCCGGCCTGCCCTGGCTCGCTGAACAATTGGGGCTTGAGATGCCGGTGATCCCGGCAGACCGCCGTGACGTGGCCTAGGGAATACGCCCGCCAGATCTTAGCCCTGCGTACCAAAGAGAAGCGCAACGCCGCGCTCCTCGAGGTACCAGAACATCTGCGGGAACTGACCAAACGCCACTGCCTGAATGCCTGGAACCACCCAGCTCGCCACAAACGCAAGGAGGCCCAACAGAGCCATGAGCAATAACAGTCAAGCACCGCTGCGACTACATCCCGCACCGGACTCATCCACCGTCGAGCTGCTCTATCGAACCTTCGGTGATGTGTTGATCCCCCTTGAAAGGCTGCGCGAGCAGTATTTCCGCAACCTCAACAAGGAGTCGTTTGCGGCAGAGATCACCAGCGGCCGCATCGAAATACCCGTTACCACCCTGGACAACAGCCGCAAGGCACCGAAATACGTGCACATCCGACATGTCGCAGCACTGATCGATATCCGAGCCTACAAGGCGGATGAAGACATGCCCCGCGCACAAGCCGAAACAAACGAGTAACCCCCAATGCACGGCCGCCACCACCGGCCCGCACACCACAAGGAGTAAGACCCATGACCACCCAACAGGTCATCGCCCTCGCCGCCATCTGCGCGTTCGTTATCGGGCTGTTCGCCTACGCCTACTGCTTTGGCCGCCAAGAGGGCCGCGTCCGAGGCCGCATTGCCAGCGACCTCGAGCACGAGGCAACCATCCAGCGACTGGAAGCGTCCCTGGAATTCCTGCGTAACGACCACCGGCACCTGGCCGCGCACGCTAAGCGGCTGAAGGATGCAAGCGCACTGCAAGAGCAGCACCGCCACACCCTATTGCAGATCGCTGAAAGCCTGCGCATTGCCGCCGAGACCTGGAGCGCCTTCAAGACGGGCAAGAAGCTCGAGCGCGACGCACACCGCCTGCGTAACGAAGCCCTCGCCCTCGCCGATCTCTTGAAGTCCACCGAACAGGAGGCCACAGCATGAATCAGGCCCACCACCCCGGCTTGCTCTGCGACTCTGCGCCATGCACCGGACATGCCCGCGCCGTCGGACAGGGATCGACGCAGCTCTCGACCTCGGAGGAAAGCGGGCACGCGCGCGCTCAGGATTGCGACGCCACCTGCCCCGCTTTGCTCCGCGAACAGGTACGCATCAACGCGCAGAAAACAAAGAGTCTCTGCTGCGCAGCAGCAGGCATTATTGACCCTATCAGTTCCACTGCCGAGGCACTTATACCCCACGAAAAGCTGCGCGAGGCAGCCAGTGCCGATGCAACGCTGATCGCTCAGGAACGCCCGCCCGCGCAGCCTGTGATGGGGTATAAGCCCGAATCAGGAGTCCAGCTTCTCAAGGTACAAGGTTTGAGAAGCAATCAGCTCACTAACATGAGACTTAATTTCCGTGAGCGCATCCACAAATCTCACCCGGTCCGTACTGCCGGAAACGTCGTCAGGGACAATCAGCTTGATGAACCCCATGACATGCATTCGCACGTCGTAAATGTGTTTCAAAAACAACACATCAGAACTCTTCAAACTCAAGATATTCAGCCGCTCAATCACATTCAAGCAACGGTCATAGACAAACTCTCTACTCCATCCATACCCACTACCTTGTCGACTGCCAATAGGCGAACAAAGGAGGTCCTGAGACTCTTGAATCAAATTTCTAAACTGGTAGTAAGCCCCAAGCTCGGCCTCTATCTCGCTTATTTGTCTTCTTCGAGTTTCATGCCTTTTCATGCTCGCTGGAACTATCACCGCAACAAAGATCGCGAGAATGGAACCGACACCTTGAACCCAACCAGAAGCATCTTTTGGAAGCCAACCAAGCTTCACCCAGTAACCAACGGAACCAGCCAAAAGCCAGAAGGCTGCCGCCCCGAAACTCAAATACCACAGCGCCCAAAGGCTGCGCTCAACCATCCGTTTCAAATCCAACATCCCTCATGGCTCCAAGCCATTACAAAAAATGGAGCATGCCCATTTCCTGCCAATTCGTCCATGCAGGAGGCCACGTGAATGAGCTGGCTCTTTTCGCAGGCGCTGGTGGCGGAATACTCGGCGGCCACCTGCTGGGGTGGCGCACAGTCTGCGCCGTTGAGCGTGATGCCTACGCCGCACAAGTTCTGGCGCAACGACAGACCGATGGAGCACTCCCGCTCTTCCCGATTTGGCCTGACGTCTGCAGTTTTGACGGCAGACCGTGGCGAGGCCTTGTTGATGTGGTTTCGGGAGGATTTCCTTGCCAGGACATCTCAACCGCGGGCAACGGCCTCGGTATTGAGGGGCCCCGCTCCGGCCTGTGGCGCCAAATGGCACGAATTGTCAGTGAAGTACGACCTGAGCTCGTCGCGCTGGAAAACTCACCGATGCTTGTGGGAAGAGGACTTGCATTGGTACTCGGTGACCTTGCCAAAATGGGGTATGACGCGCGCTGGTGTGTCCTGGGAGCAACTGATCTCGGCGCCCCCCATCAACGACATCGAATCTGGCTCATCGCCCTCGACACCCGTACAGGTGACGGGCAGAAAATGGCCGACGCCAGTGGCAAGCATGGCAAAAGGCTCATCCATCAACGCCCTGACGCGGAAGTCTGGAGCCGATCGCTCGAACACCCGACTAGATCATGCAGTCATGGCTCAGCATGGTGGGCAACTGAACCCGATGTGGGTCGAGTGGCTGATGGGGTGGCCTATAGGGTGGACAGACTTAAAGCCCTTGGAAATGGCCAGGTTCCGGGAGTGGCAGCAACTGCATTCCGTGAACTTTCAAGGTGAGGTGGCAGCATGACTCAGCTTAAAGAGTTCAATGGTGCGACTTCGCTGCAGAGCGAAATGCTTACTCAAGAAGAGCTAGCCATTATCACCGGATACCTGATCCCATCTCGGCAGATCCAATGGCTCACAAACAATGGCTGGGAGTATGTCCTTACTGGAGCCAGACGCCCCATTGTCGGCCGGGTCTATGCCCGCCTTAAACTCGCCGGAGTCAAGCCATCAGCGACTAACGCTGTAGTCGAGACCTGGACGCTCGATCTTTCACGGGTAGGGTGACGAATGCGCCCTAGAAAAACAGAAAACCGGGACCTACCGCCACGGATGCTCAGGCGGTCCCGCAAGAGAAAAAGCGGAAAGACCTGGGTCAGTTACTACTACTGCGGGCGCAATGCTGATGGCACGCGAGTGGAGATCCCACTAGGCAATGATCTGGATGAGGCAAAGCTCGAGTGGGCCAGGCTGGAGCGCAAAGCCGCGCCGAAGCCTGCTCACCTGATGAGTGCACTCTTCGATAAGTATGAAGACAAGATCATTCCCGGGAAAAAACCACGAACCCAAAGTGACAACCTGAAAGAACTGAAGCAACTGCGAAAGGCATTCGAAACAGCGCCAATCGAAGCCATAACCCCCCAGATCGTGGCTCAATACCGCGATGCTCGAACGGCTAAGGTCAGAGCCAATCGCGAGATCGCCCTGCTCTCCCACATGTTCACCATCGCCCGCGAATGGGGAATGACCGACAAAGCCAACCCATGCTTCGGCTTACGGCGCAACAAGGAGACGCCGCGGGACTATTACGCTAGTGAAGTGGTGTGGGATGCGGTGTACGCCCAGGCCGTGCAGGAATTGAAAGATGCCATGGATCTGGCCTACCTCACCGGCCAACGCCCTGCCGACGTACTCAAGGCCGCTAAAACGGACTTGAGCGATGGTTTCCTCCGTGTCGGCCAGGGCAAGACGGAGAAGCGCTTGCGCATTCTCCTTGAGGACGCCGGCAAGCAATCCGATCTGGCGGCGTTTCTTGAGAGCCTGCTGGAGCGTCGAGCAATGAACGGCATCCGGACATCAATCCTGATCACCAACGCCTCAGGCCTGCGGATGAGCCAGCAAATGCTGCGCAACCGCTGGGACGAGGCCAGGGAGAAAGCAGCCATCAAGGCTATTGCTGAGGGTGATACAGCGCTCGCAGCCAGTATCCGTCAATTTCAGTTCAGGGATATCCGGCCAAAGGCAGCCAGCGAGATCGCTCTGGAGCATGCCAGCAAGCTACTTGGGCATACCTCCGAAGAGATCACCAAGAGGGTTTATCGCCGTGTCGGGGAGGTCGTTAAACCGACAAAATAG